CTCAGGGAACTTACCCAAGAACCACGACGGCAGGAGAAACGAAGCAAACTCTGACTTGGTATGCCGAGGAGGCATATTGATAATCAACCTCTTCAACTGCCCTCTAGCCACCCTCTCAAAGGCATCTGCCATGATTTGATGGTGTTTACCGGAGATGAACACAGGCCACATCTCCTTCACAAACGGCAGGAAAGACTCCTTGCACCGCTCTACCCTATCCATCTCCAGCAAGGTTGTAATCTTGACTCTCTCTGCCGCAGGGACCTTGTCCACAATGCTCAGGTAGTCCTGCACTTCCTTATGGGTCAGAAGGGTCATAGGCGGGAAATCTCCTGCACTGACCTATCCACAAGACGGATTGAATGGAACTTATAGGGCTTCAGGTCTAAGAGACCCTCATCCCGCAGCCGATGAACAATCCGATGGATGTTGGACTTAGAAGACATCCCTATGCCCTTTGCTATCACCTCATAGCTAGGCGACACACCATGCTGCCTGATGTGGCTCTTGATGAATTCCAGTACCTTCTGCTTGCTCATGCTGCAAGTTTAAACGATTTTGAGAACGTTCGCAAGTGGTGTAAACAGCCATGAGAACGTTCGCATCTTATCTGCAAATTTTATATATACCCCGGGGGGCGGGGAAATGGACGAGAAGGGGGGGGTAGATGTGGAGATAAGAATCAGTGGAGTGGACTAGAGCGTAACGCGAAGCAGGGTCGATGCCGGGCCAAACAGGGTGGTGGGGGTACGGTGGGCTCTCCCTAGGCCTCCCCCTGCCGTGTAAACGCACCTACCCCTAGGATGCCAGTAGAGGCTACTGCTTGAGCAGCTTGAGGTGACCAGCCAGTTCTTTCTTTAGCTGCGCTGCTGATGGTGCTGGTGCTTCGGTCTGCACAGTGACAGTGAATGCACCTGATGCTTTGCCTAGCAGTTCCAGTGCTTTGAGGCGAGACCCTTCCTGCTTGGCGCTCTTACTCAATGCAATCAGACTCTGAATGACATACCGCTTGCTGGCTGCCATGTCCTCTACCAGCGCTTCTTCTGTCTGACCCCATGCATCCTGTAGTGCCTTGGATACCAGCGGGTGCTTAGACAGTTTGTATGCGTTAGCACTGACTGTTGCGTCACTGCTCTTGTCGTTTGGATATGCTTCTCTGTAGCTGTCTCTACTTGTCTTCCCTGCAAGCTTGGCTGCAATAAATACCCTCATGCTGTGAGTCATTTCTCTATTGCGTACTACAGGGACATGGGCCATCTGTTCGGCTTCGCCGTCATGCACGGGGTTTTCAAAATCAGTGTCCGATGGTTGACCCTCATCCAGCATCCCCTCAGGCACTGGTTCATCCATTCCCTCAAGGTCCTCAATCGTAAGCTTGTTTCCCATAGTGTATTCCTATTCCTGTACAGACAGTCAGCACTGTTTAAACCATCAGTATACAACCTGTGAAGTTATCCACAAGTTATTCTTTTTGACCCGTTTTTATCCACAGGGTTATCCCGACTTTGTCCACAACCCTTGTAAGCTTCACGTAAGTTTCACGTAAGAAAGGCGCTGGTGAGGTTTTCAGAGACCTCCCAAGGGGTAGGGTGCTTGGACCCCTTTAAACGGCTTGTAGGCCCCTCAATCGACAACCGTTTGCAATCGCAGTTGGTGAAGAAGGCCCTGCTGGCCTCGCGCGCGCATCGCGTGAATCTATTAGTTCCACAAGGTTTTAGGTGAGTGCAAATAAATCCAACTGTGGTTGCGATTTGCATGGTCCAGTGAAAATAGGTGTGTAAACGATAGTACATTTCGTTTCAAGGCAATATCGTTTGCCGGACACAAAACCCTCCCTTAAAGAGTTGCGCTTTGACCAGTCTGAGGCCACCGGACTGTTAGCTAGATGGAACAACCCCACCGTCTAAATGACCGTGGGTGAGGCCCATCCGCACGGGGCCAAGAAAAGAAAAGACGGCGGCCTGTCTGATAAACATTTCAGCGGTTTGCCCTGTACTCAGGGCTCACCAGTGCGATGTTGCACTACAACCGGAGACCATTATGTTCCATATCCCTGCCCACAAGAACACCCAAAACCCTCCCGCTCAATTCACCCCTAAGTAAGGAGACCGCCATGCAAAAGCTTATCGATGCCTACAAGGCCAACCCCACCGCCCAAAACGCTGCCCGTGCTATTGCCCACGGCGAAAAACACCCGTTCAGCACCCTGCTGATTTCCAGTGCAGACCTCAAGCTGCTGGAGTCCTTGAAGTGGGGACCGCAAATCAACTTCATCTGACAGTCCAATGGTTTGCCCCGCGAGTCGGGGCTTACCAGTGCGCTGTTGCACTGCTACCGGAGTCCATCCATGAAAGCTTATAAACACCTTGTCATGTTCGCCATTGCCAAGCGCTGCACCGTATCGGTGTGGGACGGTGAGGCCTATCAAGTAAAGCGCAGCCGTGATTACAGGGCTATTTGCGCCGCTGTTGAGAGCGTAGAAGAGGCGGCACTGGTCATTCGGGATGCCCTAGGTTTACAGGTTGGCAGCGCCACTGTGCAGCCGTTCGGTGTTGAGGATGATGAGACTGTCAGCGATTGGGTCATCTCCCCTTTTATGAATGAGTGGGAGGCCCTGCAACGCACCCATGCATCCAACCTGTTGTTTGCCTGACATTCCAGCCACTTGCCCTGCTTGCAGGGCTTGTGAGTGCAATGTCGCACTGCTACCGGAGAGAACAAATGAAGTTTGTCTATCACCACACTGGCGACTATGTCCGCAATAACGCTGACACGGCAGCATCCCGCACCCATGCATATGTCGAGGCATATGACTCCCTTGAGGACATCCCTAACCCACACGTCCGACAGGTGTTTGACTGGATGATGCAGACGGGTGAAATCGTCACGTCCAGCGGCGCTGACGTTTATCAAATCAGAATGGGAGGTGCAGCATGACCCACAAGCGCACCGCACACCGAATCATTCGGGAACTGACCAACGTGCTGAGTGCAGTGCCACGCGAGGCGCTGCCCCATGTAGCACGGGGACTGGCTAAAACCTACTGCTTGCCAGCAAAGCCCGTGCTGCAAGTGATGCGCCGATATACCCGCCTTTACCGTTGAGAGTCCAGCCGCTTGCCCCGCTTGTCGGGGCTTGCGAGTGGCGCTTTTGCCATGTAACCGGAGAGTCAATGTGACCCTTGCCAAAATCTACGCCACCCGTGAAGAGTGGCTGACTGCTGCCGTGGAAGAATTCCGCGCAGTCTTCGCTGCTCAAGCCGTGCCTATCCCTGCCAAGGTGCGGGTGACGTGCGGTTTCCCCTCCACTGCCAAGCGCTCAGGCGCTATCGGTGAATGCTGGGCCGACACTGCATCGGCTGACAAGTCAATGGAAATCATGGTCTCGCCCGTGCTGGCTGACCCGTACCGTGTCGCCGATGTGCTGGTGCATGAACTCTGCCACACAACGGCTGGCGCGATGAATCATGGTCTGAACTTCCAAAAGGTTGCAGATGCCATGCACCTTATCCCCTCTGCCACCAAGGCTTACAAGGCCACTACCGGAGGCGATGCGTTTAAACAAGCTTTCGGGGCGCTGATTGACGGGCTGGGTGAATACCCTCATGCCCAACTGTCCATGTCCACCCGCAAGGTGCAAGCCACGCGAATGCTCAAGGCACTTTGCCCTACTTGCGGCTACACCATCCGACTCACCGCTAAATGGGCCGCGAAGGGCCTACCCACCTGCCACCTCGATGGCGACACTTTCACCCTTGGAGCATAAGCATGGCAAACGATATCACCCTTGACCTGTCGGTCATCCCTTTGGCAACCATCCGCGCAGCCTCTGACCGCTGGCTGGGCGCTGACAAGTGGAGCAGCAAGACCAACGCCATCATCAAGCTGGCGGACTTGGTGAAGATGGGTACTATTACCCTTGACCAAATTCGGGCGGCTACACCTCTGCCCTCCACTGCGTTAACCAACATTTTCGGGCAGGGCAACTATTTCACGCAAGGCAGCACCGTGCAATATGACCCCTTGCGTCAGCACTACCCAGCACCTGATTCTTTTGATGTTGCATTGAAGCCAGTAGCTCAGGTAGCGGACAACGCCAACGCCGTTGCGCTGGAAGCTTTGAGCAAAGCGCGGGCTATCGAGTCTTCCCTGCACGGCAAATTCAGCGATGTCGCTACGGCGCTGGATGACCTGAGCGAAGCGGTTGAAAAAGACCTTGGCATTTTGGAAGAGACGGTGAACCGTGAGATTGCAGCCATCACCTCCAAACCGCTGGTTGACCCTGCCAAAGTATCTCAGGCGGTGACCGATGCAGTGGCAGCAGCGTTTAAACCGTTTGAGGCTGCTGTTGTGGCTGCTGGTGCTCAGGCTGCGGTAGGGTCGATGGTCTCAGTCTTGCGCACTGGATGCGAGACTGCAAGGGATGTGTTCGGTGTATCGGTGAAAACCGCCGCTGGCGCTGAACTGCTGGTGAGCCTGTTCAATGACCCGTCTGCTCCTGCTGTTGACCCCTGCTTTGTGTGGACTGATGGCATCCTCAAACACCTGTTGTTGTCGCAGACAACTCAGGAAAACCTGTGGTTCGGCGGTGAGAAAGGCACTGGCAAGAGCGAGACCGTGCGTCAGTTTGCAGCGAAGACCGGACGGGGTTACACCCGTATCAACTTCAACAAATTCACCACGGCGGAAGACTTCATCGGTGCAGTGGGCTTGGAGAACGGCGCTACGGTGTTCAAGATGGGTGATTTCCTGCGGGCATTCACTACGCCAGCAAGCCTGATTCTGCTGGATGAAATCACCAATGCAGACCCTGCGGTGCTGGCGGTGCTGAACGGTTTCCTAGAGACCAACAGCGCGGTCAACTACGGCGGTCAGGTATGGAGACGCGCACCGGATGTGCTGGTGTTCGCGGCTGACAACACGCTGACCAACGGCGATGAGTCGGGACGGTATGCGGGGACTCGGACCATGAACAGCGCACTGGCTGACCGCTTTGCTCGACTGGTCGCGTTCAAGCATATGGACTTGGCTACTGAGGTCGAGGCTGTTGTGCGCCACACTGGATGCCGCCCTGCCATTGCAGAGCACGTCCTCAAGGCGGTACACGCTTGCCGTGCCAAGGTCGAGAGCGGCGACATTGTCGATGCCCCGTCCATCCGGTCGGTGATGGCCTTTGTCCGGTCGGTCGCAGTGCTGGGTGTCGATGAGGCATGGGCTGCATCCATCGGTCACCGTCAACCATCGGAGAGCGCGACTGCAATTGCGTCAATCAAGGCGGCATATATCGATGCTGCATTTATTCAACAAAATCTGTAAGGGGTTTAGCATGAAACGTTTAAACGGTATTCAATTCCGCCACGGTGTGGAACAGGCGGTCGGCAAGATTGCCGCTGACTTGGGCATGAAGGTCATCCTGTTTTGGAGCAATTCAATTTCCACGGCTGGCATCGACAAGGGCGGCAAGATGTATCTCGCCAATGTCGCGGATGATGCGGTTGTCAATGCAGCGCTGGTCGATAAGTACACGGGCTTCGTTGTCCATGAATTGCTGCACCGCAAATACACTGACTTCAGTGTTCGCGGAGATACCCAGTATCTGTGCCAACTGCACAATGCCGTGGAAGATGCATGGATTGAGCGCAAGGGTATCGCTGCTGGCCTGACGGGCAACATCGAGAACCTGTTGACCAAGCTGGTCGATGGCATGGTCGATGAGGCGCAGGGTATTGATTGGACTGACCCCGCCCAGTATCCCTTTGTGCTGGCGGTCCATGCCCGTGGGTTTGCCAAGCCTGTACCGCTGGCAGATGGACTGGAGCCCATCTTCTCTGAGGCCAAGCGCCGTGTGACTAAGTGCAAATCCAGCACCGACACGCTGGCGGTCGCGGTGTGGGTGCTTGAGCAACTCAAG